GGAAGAGGTCACAGGTCATAGCTTGATGGTGGCCGGTGCGGTGGCCGGCTTAGGCTTGAACATCACCGAGGGTGCGTACTCCCAGCAGATGCCGGCCTGTGCGTGGCGTAGACGGATGGCCGATGCCGGGTTACCCATCAGATCCACCATGCCGCTGCGCTTGCCCCGCTTAGTCAACGTGAACGTGAACGTGGGATCGTCGCCCTGGCGTTGCAGGACGCCAACCTCTCGAGACCAGTTGGTCAAGTCTGCGGAGCCGGCGCCGGCGTAGGCCAGATCCGACACGGTGCCCTTGGACTGGTCGCCCTTGGGCGGTTTCGGCATGTGGTGGAGCCAAATCCAGACGCATCCGGTCTCTTTAAGCACAGGATTGAGGTGATTGCGCAGGAATTTGGACATGAACTTCTGTTCCGATATGTCGTCGCCGGCATAACTCAAGAGCGGATCCGCAATCATGAGGTCGGCCCGGTGCTTCACGATGATGGATCTGGCCAACCTGATGAAGTCGGTGCCGGTTTTGACCGTCTCGTCATAGAATCGGATATTGGTGTTGAGCGTCTCGAGATCCTGACCGCTGAACCGCATCGCATCGACGACTCCGCGGAATGCCTCGGCCATGTCGCCCATGTCATTCTCCGCTTGGATAAAAGCCACGCGCAGGGGTTTGACGGGTTTGATGCCAAAAAAGTGTCTGCCAAGGCCAAAGGTCAGACCAAGTTGCATGGCAAACGATGACTTACCCACGCCAGACTGGCCAACAATGGTGAGCGATCCGCCGCGGCAGAGCCAACGCTTGCCAAGCACGTTGTTGGGATCGTTCTCGGTGTCGTACTCGAGCAGTTCCTGCGGCGTGGTAGGATCCGCAATCTCGGACTGGTCGCGCCAGTCGATCCACTCCTGCCACGTCGACAGGCCAATGTTGAGTGCCACCAACTTCTGCTCGATGTCGCCACGCATGATGCCAGGCAACCTCGAGAACCTCGACGGATTCTTGTTGGCCTCGCAGGGATCGTAGTCGGAGAGGTAGTCGTACACGATGTCTCGGCGCTCATCAAACTCGGCCTTGTCGGTGGCGTCGACGCGCACCCAGGCGTGGAGTGACCGCCCACCGGAATCGATCACCGCGGCGATGGGGAGCTGGCACTGCTGAATGATGGCAAGCTGTTCATCCTTTGGCTTCTCGTCGAACTCGATTAGGCAATGCCTATAATCCGCGACGTTGGCGTCGGATCCGACATACAGGTCTGGCTTAGTCGGGTTGATGCGAATCCAGGCGCCGGCTTCCTTGCCGTCCCAGATGGCGTCGGGGAAACGCTCTAGCCATCGCACCTGAGTCATAAATGTACCACTGGCCGACGGAAACCATTTGCCGCGCTCCTCGTCATGCCGGGCCTCGTTGGTGATGCAGATCCAGTCGGTGGGCAGGAAGACCGTCTCAAGGAATCGCTTGGTGGCCTCGTAGCCGGTCAGCTCGGTGCTGGGCGCCGCCGCCGCCGGCAATGAGCGCACGATGAACTTGCCGGTGGGCGACACGCACGATGGCCGACGCACGCTGACATCACCGATCAGATGGCCGGCCGGCTTGTCGTGTGGCTTCTTGATGGCCTCGTCGATCTTGTGCTCGAGTTCTCGAGTGCTCCACGGTGGAACGCACTTTACGTTGTACTCGCCGAGCAACCAGAGCGCATCGATTTTGTTGAGTGAGAAACCATGCACCAGCGCGACGGCCACGGTGTAGGTTGTGGAGTGACCGCCGGTTCCAGAGATGGCGGGTGGGCAGTGCGCGAGGTACGCTCGAGCACGTTCTAGTATGGGATTCATTGGAATGTAATTGGAGTTATTGTGTGCAGTGCTGACGGAGCGCGATGCGTAGTGTTTCTACAAATACAATTGTTTGGGGTGTGATGGGTAATTCTAACAATTCAAACGCGGTGAGACACTGGCCTAGCAATTCGCGCTGCGCCTCGATGGTACTATTTTTTTCGCTTAAGATATCTTTCATCGAGTTGTTCAAGGATGAGTTCCTTAACTTTGTTCTTTGTCTTCCGTCCGCGTTGAATCTCTCGGCGCCAGTCTTCACCTGTGATGGTATTGAAAATGTGATCGTAGTTTTCGCGGTAGTGTTCCGAGAAGCAGTTCCGCGGTGAGTCGCCCTTGCCGTTGTTCATTTTTTGGTAAAAAGATTTTTGATGTAGACGTAAATTTTAAGGAGCAACGACTGCCAGAAAAGAATCTTCACGTTGCCACCAATCACGACTGGCCGATCAGCCCAGCCCACGCGCACTCTAACTGGCAGGCCATCACTGCGTTTGCAGTTCACGATGCGCACGTCGGTCGTCTTGCCCTTTGCGTTTTCCGAGTAATTTCCGATATCAATGTCGACCTTCTCGATGCTGCCGCCGCCGCGGATGATCGTCACGTTGGACAGATCGATCTGCGAGGATCCACCCTTGATCGTGAATGCGTACAGCTTGCCGGCGCCCACCTGGCAGTTGCCAATGTAGATCGAGCGGCAGAATCGCATGATGTCGATGCCGTCCTCGCGGTTGCCACCGGACGGATTAATGATGCAGTTGTTAATGTTGGCGCCCTCGACGTGCGACAACTTTAGGATGTCGTCGTACTGCTCGGGGTTTGGCGCATCGATGGTATCATTCTGGATCACGACGTTTTGTTCGTCGGCGTAGCTTTTGTAGTTTTTATCGCTCATGGTTTTTTGGAAAAAGTGATGTGTTTACCGTTTAGGACTCGAGACACGCAGGCCGGCGAACGCGACATGCGCTCGCAGATCAGACTGGCCTTCATGCCTGAGTGATGCAGCTCGAGGATCTTGTCATGTTCTTCTTTTGTAAGAAAATCGCGCCGCGTGATGATCTGATCGCGCTCAACTCGAGGTTTCATGCCTTCAATGTTGGGGCCGTGGTTAAATTTATCAGCATGCTTGCGCAGGATAAACTCAATGTTGCGGAGGGTTTCACTTGGGCTGTTCATTTTTTCTTTTTAGGCCGGCCACCTTTCTTGCCGTTGATGCGTGCGCTCTGCGCCTTGCGTGGAGTTTTAATGGATCCCAAGAGCGCCGCAGCGTTGATGGGTTTGTGACAGTGGGGACAATTCATAGTGGTCGTGAAATTTTGTATCCTAGCTTTTGATAGGTTCTAACTCGGGCGAGAAATTGAGCGTGAGCCAGCGCGGCGCCGGCATCAACAAAGTCGTGAACGATTCCAAATTCTTTGCCCTCATGTGCTCGCATGACGCGGCCTGCACGTTGCTCGAGCTTACCCGCAGATCTGCCTCCAGCTGCCAAGATCAATACACTGGCCCGCGGCACATCAAGTCCCTCGTCGGCCAAGCTGGTTGCGATCATGCAGCGGAGTGCGCCACTGCGGAATTTTTCAATGGCTTCGGTGCGTCGTTTCTTGCCGATTTTTGCGTGGACGACAACGGAGTCAGCGATGTCGGCCTGCAGGCGCTCACCGTGTTCTACCGTCGAGACCAAGATCAAGATGCTACCGGGTTCGCTTGTCGCCAGATCTACGATTTTGGCGTTACGTTTCCCATTTGTTTTTACGACATCAGCCGTGGCCTGCCACCTTGCCCGACGTTCGTGTTCACTTGGATCAATAAATGGAAAGCGACGGCACCGGCGTGCGGTCTCGGCAACGGTGCTAAATTCAATCTCAGCATCGAACTGGCTCGGCAGATCAAGATTGTGCGCGACAACTACGCCCTGAGTAATGCTTCCGGTCGCCATGACCTCGGATCTTGGCACGGTGTAAAATTCGCGGAAGAAGTCCTTGAGCTGCAGATCGCGCTCGGGATCTGACCAAGGTGTTGCCGAGAAGCCCCAGATGATGCCCTTGCACCGGCCTATGGTTGAGGCCCAGGTGACCGCCGGCATGTGGTGGGCCTCGTCGACGATGATGACATGAGCAGATGTGCAATCGGGTTGTGCCGCCACGCAGTGGGCCTCGATCTTGACTCCAAATTTGTCTGCCGCATCCAGAGCCTGCTGCACCTGCTCTCGAGTGTTGGCCAGCCAGACGATGCGAGCCTGGTTTGTAAACGGCGCTGGAGAATCTGACTGCATGCCGCGGCGTAGCGCAGCCGCAGCGATGAAGGTCTTGCCGGCGCCAGCGGGCGCGATCACAAAGCCTCTAGTTTTACGCTGCAAAAAATCAACGGCTGCTTGTTGATAGGGACGGAGATTCATTGAGTTCTTCCACTAAAGTTAAAAAAGCTCGGGTTGCGGTATCTGGGACGACTCCGTTACCGAGGAGTCGGAGTTCGTCGGTACGATTGTCACAGGTGACTGACAGCTCGGCATAGTCCAGCCCACTGGCACGCCCATCAGCGTCTCCACCCAGCGGGGATTTAGTTTGCCCGTCGCCCACGACTCGGAGTGGTTCCCATTTGTACTGGGGTTGTCTTGGGCGACTAGGCCAGACCGTGACTTCTCCAGTTTGGGACGGTTCACCTGATAGCCGTGAACATCTGGATGATTGCTCAATCCCAGTTGTCCGTAATTCGGACAGCAACCGATCTTTCCCGCTTCCGCTGTTGTTGGCGTCGGCCAACAGGTTGCTGCTCTTGCCAATGTCACTTGATGCCCCGCATCCATTGCTCTCTGATTGCATTGCGCTGATCCATCCTTCCAGTCTCGCGCATTTGCGGTAGGCCAAGATGAAGACCCGTTTTCGTTGGTGAGGCGCGCCAACTTCACTCGCGCTGAATATGCCCCACGTCGCTTCGTAACCGAGGCTTCCCAGTTCTTCAATGACTGCTCGGAGTCCAAGGCTGATGTGTCCTTCGACGTTCTCAAAGAAGCAAAGTCTGGGCTGCATGAGTCTAATTCCATCTGCGATGAATGGCCAAAGGTGTCGGGGATCTTCGGTGCCGAGGCGTTTTCCGGCGGCGCTGAATGGTTGACAAGGGTATCCGCCAGAGAGGATGTCCACTCGGTCGCGAAACGCTGCCCAAGGGAAGGTTTTAAGATTCGTCCAGATAGGTGCTGCGTCCAAGAGTCCCGCTTCCATTTTAGCGACCAAGTTCGCGCAGGCGTAACCTTCGATCTCAGAAAAAGCGACTGTGCGCAGATTTGGGATTGCTCGTTTGAGTCCGAGATCAATGCCTCCGTATCCAGCGCAGAGACTAACGTGTGTAATTGTTTGGGGAGTATCCATGTCATTGGGAAAATTTGCGCGTTAAGCAGTCGCGCCCCTGCATCAATCAGAACGGATTGGTTTCTGGCAGGTACTTACGGATCTTGAGCGATTTCTTTTCTTCCTTGGTGTCCTCTTTGACCCAAGTTTCCTCTTCCAATTTGATCTTCACCTTCTGGCCAACGAACTGGCTCACGAAGTCTTGGAAGACCTTGGCTTTGGAAAAATCGAGTTCTTGGCCTTCGCTGATCTTGATCAGCGGAAGCGCGGCCAGCAGCGCATTAACGCGCCACCAGACGGACTCGCGGTTAAGGAAATTATCGCTTGCCACGCTGCCGTCTTCTCCACGGAAGATCAGTTTAACGAGGTCTTCACCTTTCGTGGTGAGTGATGCCTCAGCCTTCACAATTTCGGTCGAGTAGATGCCGGGAGCATCAAACGATTTTGTGGAAGCGGAGGAACGGTCTACTTTGAATAGTGCCATGATTTTTTAGTTGGTTTGGGATTATTGGTTGTTGTTTGAAGTCGCCCATTTTGGGAGCGAAAGTGTTTTGACCTCGGATGGGTACGATGGCCAGGAGTCGAACGCGATGCAGTTGCCGAGCATGGCAATTTGCTTCTGACGCTCGGCTTCGGCCAGCATCAGATCCGCGGTATCCAGCTCATACACGGCTACGGCATAGGGTGCCTCTTTTTCTACAGCCACGAATAAAAACCGTGTCAGGTTCATGCCAAGTTCCTTTCCGAGTGCTAGGTAGTGCGCCGCCTGCACATGGTAGCGGTAGTTGGCCACGCTGCGGGCGAATCCTGTTGGCGTTGCGTCCTCGGTGGTCTTGAGATCCAGGATCGTCTCGTTGGTAACGTAGTCGAGCCGACCCTTCATCAGGATGCCATCGATCTTGGCGAACAAGGAAACCTCCGCGGCGCCGGTGTTGAGTAGCTTCTTAACAACCGGATGCTGACGCACGCTCTGAGTCATCGCAAAGATCTGCGATGCCTCGTCGTGAGTAATGATGTCCTTGCCCTCGTTTTCGGATTTAAACTGCTCCCAGATAGATTTGCCCTCCTTGGTGCGACGATCCACGATGGGAGCGATGACGACGCGGTCAGCGTACAGCTCGGGCTGGAACACGCTCATGTGAGTAAGCGTGCCGATACGCATGGCCGGCGTCTCCTCGCGTTCTGCGGTGAGCCAGTGCTTGTAGTGCGCCGGACTCTTACGAAACTGATCGAGACCAGATTTGGAAATGCCGTCTGACTTATGATAATTTTCAGCGGACAGATTGTAGTAGATGTTGGGATTCATTGGGTGGGATTATTCTTCGTTTTGGATTTCAACGTACTCGGAGACACGTTCGTCGCTGCACTTTGCCATGTGCATCAGTCGGCTTTGCCAGCCGAGCGGTGCGGCTTCGTACTCGGCTTCGAGAAGGGCCACAATGGCTTGCTCAAGGCCAAGTAAAACAGTCGCACAAATTGCAGGATTCTTGTAAGAGTCCGATGCGTAAGAGGCAACTTCTGCGCTCGCTTCTTTGAAGATTGCTTGGATGTCTGGCTTTTCGCCATCGAACATAATTCGTTCAATGACATGCTCGAACTCTTCGCCGTACTGGTCGCAGGCTTTTTCGAATGCATCTTCATCGTTAATGACGTAGGCGTTGCAGGCATATAGTTTTGCGGTGAGGAGGGTGACAGCTAGTTGGTGCATATTATTTGGATTGAGAGTTTACGGCTTCGAGAAACATTTTGGAGTTGCTGAGGATCTTCTTGGCAAAGTCGGGAGCGACATCACGAAAAGACTGGCCCTCGGTGATCTGTTTTTTGGCAATGAGGTAGGCATTAACGCTCTGTTCGTGATCGATCAAGATCGGAGAAAGCTGGTCAGCGTAGGACTCTACGATTGGCTCGACCTTGATGGGATCTTGAGCCGGCGCCGAGTTGTTGGAGTCTTGTATCTCCTCGGGCGTGTAGACGCCGAATACGACCTCGGGCGCCAGGAGACGCACGGCCTCAGAGATCACGCGGGCGGTAAGCATCTGTCGGGGAAATTTGCGCCAGTTGTCCTTCATCTTACCATCGCGTGAGACGGCCACGCCGTTGGTCACAAAGTCCTCGAGCTTGGCACTGAACGGCAGCGAGTTGCCACGGAGTGTGAATGTGGCCTCGACAACCTTGTCGTCACGGCGCGTCCACTTGACGGTGCCGCCACTCAACTGGAATTTGGCCAGCATGGCATCAGCACGCATCGAGAGCTTGCCTTCGATCATGTGGTAGGTCTTGGCCAACTCGAGCGGTGGCTTCTTTTCGGATATGCACTGAAGGGCCAACACCTGGCCTTGTTCGACTTTAGTGCAGCCAAACATGCCAGAGCTGGCGATGATCTCTCCTAAGCGTTCAACGGCAGCGAGCGGATCGCTCATGCGGTTATAGACATCTTGCTCATGGAGCGCGATGTGTTGCGATTGGCCACCAGAGGTGGCGATTGTGTATGTTGGGTTATTCATTGGACTGAGAAAAAGTGATGTGCTCTATTGCGAGCGGGGATTCATTGGGGGCGGCGTTGGCGTAAAGCTGGCGCCGCCTTTCTTATTTGGTAGGATTAACTGCCTTGGCGTAATCCAAGATCAGCAAGGCATCAGCGGTCTTAAGCGTAACGTCGAGTGTTGGGAAACGCCGAACTGCTTCTGACTTCAACTTGTTTTTCCACTCGGTGGTGCCAGAGCAATCTTTTTTGGTGCCGAGCTTAAAATGCTTCTGCCAGTCGTACGGTTTGACGAGCACGACGCGAATCCCAAGCGCAGTAGCGGCGCCTTCAATGTAACCAAAGTTACGGAAAAGCACCGCGGCAGATGACGCTGGAATTGCCTTACCGACAAATTTTGGGATGTCCTCGATCCAGATCTCTGGGTGTGGATTGCCGACGACTAGGCCGCGCATCAGGTCGATTGTGTCGCAGACGCTGGCCGGCATGCCAGCAGCACCAATTGCGCCGTGGTTGTCCCACGCAATGCCGCCAGACGCACCGGGATCGACTGCGATGATGAGGCTGTTCATAAAGCGGCCTTCACTTTGAGCCAGTACTTCGTGGCAAGGTGTGGACGTGATGCGCCGGCATTCCAGATGCGGGCCTTAAATTCATCAGACTTACCTTTGCCGTAGTGCTCAGTAATGATAACAAACATTTCACGCGATTTAATCGGATCATATCGGTCGTTTAAAGTGTAATTCTTTTTGGAGATCCTGTTGGCATCCTTCACGGTGATGGGCCAGATCTGAGCGATTCCAACAGCCTTACCGCCATCACCGATTGCTCTCGGGTTATTGTTGCTTTCGACCTTGCAGATGGCCTGCCAGAGATCGGCCTTAAGTGGCGCCGCCAGAGCGACGAGGATTACGAGGTATTTCATTGAGTCGCCAAGTTGAGCGCCTAGAAACCCAGCGTCAAGTTATTTTTTTGTGATGGGACGATACCAAGTTTGAATGCGTATTCCCGCTGCAGAAACTGCGGTGCCTCGAAACATTTCCAGATGGCCAGATTTGATGCCGCGGCGCAAATATTGTAGAGCAGTTCCCCTTGCAATTTTTAGCGTGGTGCAAAATTGTTCCGTCGTCATCCAATTATCTCCCTTTGGCTCGCGTGTCTTAGCAGACAACACCGAGCGCAATTCCACCGCCCAGTTAGGCGCTGTAGGTTTTGACTTCTGACGCGGCATAAAATTGACCGTTGATATTTCTGGTCTGGAAAAGCTGATAGGTGCCGTCGGGAAACAAAATACCGTAGGCCCAACCCTGCGCCCATCGAAGTTTGCCGGTCTTTTTATTGATGTAATCCATGTCCTTTCGACAAAGGCATCCGATGCTGCGAGCCTCTGCTGGCTCACGCGCTGCCACCGGAGCTGACTCGATAGTGTGGACGTGTCCAAATATGCAGTTACGGAAAATCGCCGCGTGCGTTCGACACGCTCCGACTCCCGCGTGGAATCCGTGCAGCACCGAGAGCTTGCCGAGTTCAAGCACTCCGAGATCGCTGTCATATGGCAGCATCTTCGCTTTGCATCGTTTGACCGTTGCCTCGAGTTGCTTGATGCCGTCGTTGGCATAGTCGCGCATCACGCCGGTTGCAGATCCGCGGAAGTCGTAGATGCGTTCGTCGTGATTCCCGCGCAAAAAGTGATTTGATTTACCACCCTCAAAAAATCGTCGCAGGAAGTCGCTGCCCATCTCCCAATCCTCTGCTAACGATGCCGCCTTCTCGTCGTCGCTGGCGCCCTTGCGTAAATTCCTTAGATCAAACGCATCGCCTGCATGTACCCTGAGTTCCGGCCTCCAGTCTTTCATAAAAGACCAGAGCGCACCCACACTAGCAGCGTCGGCCATGTCGCCGTGATTGTCGCTGACTACAATGAAGCGTTGGCCTTTGTGGGACATAATTAACGCTTAATTTTTCTTTTCACACTTTTTGGTTTATTACCAATCCAAGGTGCCACGGCAAAAACAATTCCCAACCCAGCAGCCACACTGGCAAACCTTTCAAAATTAATCAGAGCTGAATCAGCCGCGTCCTTGTATTTGCGCGACACAGATAAATTTTCCAAAAGCAGCGAGTTGATTAACTCGGTCATTGGATCAATCACCGCATAAAGTTCAGCGGTCATGGCCGATGAGTTCAACGCCTCGATCTGATTTTTGTCACACATCTCACGCGCTTTCTTGAGATATACTTTAACCAGCTTATGCTGCGCCACCAATTCTGGATGCCGATTGTATTCGGCAATTAATCGCTCGGCTTCAGTTTCCAGCTTGGTCAATGACGCGCAAAATTCTTTGGGATCAATCAGCGCCTTGCTTGCCTTGGCCTGACCGTCCACAATTTCGAGTGCATAGATGTCGAAAAGCGGACTCAGGACGTTGCTCGTCAAAGCAAACTCTCGGTCGCTTGCCGCAATGTTTTCCGAGACCGATTTTACGGTCAGTGTTCCGATGCCAGCAAAACAAACTACGACAGCGGCCAGCGCCGCGGTAATGATCTTGGGGTTCATTTCTTGATCAGCTTGCCTGGATTCTTGGAATACCGTTTCGCCAGAGTTGTTAGCCCGTCGATAATCTCGGGAGAGATGACGCCGGCCACGCCGTAAGTAATGGCCTTAACAAGCGAGCTG